CTGCTGGCCGACGATCCGGACGAGTTCGAGTTCCTGGCTCGGTGCCTCCTATACCGGATCACGAACCTTCCCTCGGCCTGGAGATCGTTCCCGGGAGATCTGGACCTCACCAACCGTCCGGACGAGTTCCGCTCCCACCTCCACTCGCTGAAGGGACGGGGCGAGCAGGTGTTTTCGGGAGCCTACATGATCTGGGGTGGAACCGTGAAGGGCGTGGACAAGATCGACCACGTCTTCGGCGTGCTGGAAGGAGCCGCTCCCGGCCTCGCAGACTTCCTCATGGCCGACACTCAGGCTGAGCGCTTCGAGGCGCTCTCAGGCTGTCGAGGCGTGGGGGCGTTCAACGCCATGCAGGTGCTCACGGACTTCGGCTACAGCACGGAGTACCGGGAGGACGACTTCGTGGTGCCGGGGCCGGGGTCTCGGAAGGGTGGGACGGCTCTCGGCATGAAGGCGGAGGACGCCATCGAGTGGGGCTGGGAGGCCATCCACAAGCAGGACGATCCTCCGCTGATCTGGGGCTCCGGGAACCGGGGCCACTTCCTGAGCAAGATGGATGTGCAGAACTGCTTGTGCGAGTTCAGCAAGTACGTCCGCTTCGCGAGTAAACGATCTGCACAGAAACCCTATGCTCCGGCGCACTCTACGGTACAGTCGTGGGTGTTGCCGAGTAACTGGCACAGCAACATCTAGGAACCGGAGGAACCGTGTACTACAACTTTGTCTACCCCACCGTCACCGAGGCTCTGCCTTCCCTGCTCGTGCAGTTGGAGATCGAGGGATCGGAGATCGGCTCCCGCGCCGGGCTCACCAAGGAACTCACCCACGTCGGAATCACGCTCACCGAGCCGCTCGACCGGGAGATCCTCTGCGACTTCCGCAAGCCGAACATCGCCGCGCAGATCGCGGAGACGATGTGGGTCCTCTCCGGGCGTGACGACATCGCCTGGCTGGAGAACTACCTGCCCCGAGTCCGTGACTTCTCCGACGACGGAGAGCGTTGGCGGGCCGGGTACGGCAAGCGGCTCCGGGCCTGGGACGACCACGGTCAGCCCAAGACCGTCGACCAGTGGCGCTGGCTCATCGAGCACATGAAGGAGGACCGGGCGACCCGCCGGGGCGTCATGTCCATCTGGGATCCGTCGATCGACACCGCTCCCGGCAAGGACATCCCGTGTAACGACTGGCTGTCGTTCCTGTCCCGGGAAGGTCGTCTCGATCTCCACGTCGCCATCCGCTCCAACGACGTCATCTGGGGTTGGTCGGGCATCAACCAGTTCGAGTGGTCGGCTCTGCTGGAGATCACGTCGGGGATGCTGGGGATCGCTCCCGGCTCCCTGCACTTCTCCACCACCTCGTTCCACCTCTACGGGCACCACTTCGCCAAGGCGGAGCGGATCCGCCCCCAGACCCTCCACAACCTGTCCCACCTGGCCACGGCACCTCGGTTCGACGCCACGGTCGTCAACCGGGACTTCGACGCGCTGGAGGAACTGCTCCGTCTCTGGTTCCGGGTCGAGTACGACATCCGTACCGGAAGTCCGCTGGTGCAGCACTACGTGGACACTTTCCCGGAGCCGATGCTTCGGTCGTGGCTCCGCGTCCTCCAGTGGTGGTGGAGCAAGGGCGACACGCAGTACCTTCGTCCGCTGGCCGGGACCCGGCTGTTCGAGGCCACTCGGTTCGCCATGCAGCCCAAGAAGGAGACGCCGCAGGAGCGTGCCGAGCGCCACAGCCGGAACGCCGTTCTGAACTACGCCGGAGGGCCGGGCAAGTTGTCCAAGTTGCTCCCCCGCGACGGCGACTTCATCGAGGGTGTCTGTGCTCTTCACGACGAGAAGCACAAGGCGTACGGCGACTCCTGGAAGCGGCGCGGTGAGATGCTCGGCATCATGGCCAACATCGCCCGGAAGATCGACCGGCTCGGCAAGGACGAGACCTCGGACGAGACCTCGGCCGACACCGCACAGGACCTGATGGTCTACCTCGCCAAGTACCTGGTGTGGCTGGACGAACACGTGGAAGTGCTCATCTCCCAGAACTGGGGAGGGTCCGACACCACCTTGGCCACGAACGAGACCCTCCGGGACGTCGACAAGGACTTCGGCGGGACGATGGTGTTCAACGTGGAGACGCTGGAGATGCGCCTCCGGTCCGCGTTCGACACCCTGGAGGAGTTGGTCGTGGCCCAGAACCCCGGTCGCCCCAACCACGTGAAGGCGATGCTGGAGGACGCCTACCTCCTGGCCCGTGCTCTGACCGACAAGGCTGCGGACGACTACAAGGGTGCGGACCATGACTGACCGTCACGGGCACAACGGAACCGGAAAAAACGCGCCTCGGGAGTTCAAGGGACGCCGAGCGGGCCAGGAGCCGGAAGAGTGGCTCGATATCTTGCGCGGCGAACTGCTCCTGAAGGACGAGGTCGCCTGGAAGAAGTTGCGTAGGAACCTCTGGTCGGGAGACCGTTACCGGATGAGGCACTTCCGGAAGCAGTTGGTCTCTTCAGGAATGATCCATATCCGTGTCGGCCTTCTTCGAGCAGAGTTCATCGGCGAGGGTCCCAACCTCTGGTGCATCAGTTCTTCTGAACTTCGGACTCCGGTGTCCCCCTCCATCGTGAAGAGCAAGAAGTGGACGGGCCGGTTCCAGGTGGACTGCCGGGGCTGCGGAACTCTCGTGGATCGTCCGTTCGATTCCGAGGCGCTGGCCAAGACCTGGTTCTGGGAGACCCACGTGCTCGAGGCTGTGGGGCATCGATGACCGACTGGCGTCTCACCGAGAACCGCCGGGAGGCCTTCCAGCGGTCCTACACCTTCAGCCTCGAGTACCGGAACCTTCCGGGCATGGTCTACAGCATGCTCCCGGCGGTGGCGGATGCCTTCGACCTCGACGCTGATGGACGGGCCTGGCTGGCGTGGCTCAACGGCAACACTCAGAACGTCGTGACCTCCATGGTTCTGCTTGAGCAGGCTCCTCGGTGGCAGGACTGGCGCAAGGCTGTGGACTACTTCGGCGAGAATTTCAAGGCGCTCGAGTTCGACACCGACCGGCGGCACCAGAAGACCAAGTTCCCGGACGCCACGGAGAAGTGGATCGCCGGGCTCCTGGACTCGGGGAACAGCCCGGCCTCGGTGTGGGACTTCGAGGACGGCAAGGCTGCGTTCCAGTACGCCATGGCGCAGCCCTACATGGGTCGCATCTCGGCCTGGTCGTACATGGAGTTCGTCCGCATCCTCCTCGGCCCGAACATCGTGCCGGACGTGGACGGATGGTACCTCTACGAGTCCTCGAGCCGGAGCCACCGCAACGCGCTCTGCATGCTCTCCGGATACGACGAGGCGTGGGGCTGGGACCGGGAGCAGGCCGAGATGCCGATGATCCTCGGGATCATGGACGACCTGGACGTTCTGGCCGAGGACCTCCTCTTCGAGGCCATGGGCCGCAACATCGTAGTGGAACCGGACGGCTCTGGGTGGAAGACGGAGTTGCCCCACCAGGACGTGGCCCGGCTCACGTTGGAGTCGGCGCTCTGCACGTTCAAGTCCTGGCACAAGCCGGACCGCCGGTACCCCAATGTCTACGCCGACATGATGTACCAGCGGATCAAGAAGGCGGAGACCCGGCTCGACCGCTCGCTGAGCATGTTGTGGGGGATCCGTCTGGCGACCCTCCCCGAGCCGCTCCGGCTGGAGGACAACCCTGGTGACCCCGGCCTGTCCTCCGTCAAGCAGAACTGGTTCCGGGAGACCGGGGAGGTCCACTACCTGCACATGCTGTTCCCCGACATGAAGCCGTCCGGCTTCGAGACCGCCGTCGCCGCTGGCGAGTTCGGCGAAAGGAAGGATCCGAAATGGACGTTGTGACCCAGCAGATCGTGGTGCTGCTCGTCTTCGCGATGGCACTGCTGTTCACCAACATGAAGGCCGGGATGACCTGGTTGAAGTTCCTGACGTTGTGGGGCATGATCGCCTGCTTCGTCGGAGCCGCGTACCTCATCGTGGACTGGATGTTCCTGTGAGCACCGACGTGATGGAGTTGGAGATCGCCGACCCGACCGCTCTGACCCCGTGGCAGAACCGCGAGGGGAGGTGGTACAAGCGGGAGGACTTCCACCGGAACTCCTACGGCGTCAACGGCGCCAAGTACCGGCTGTGCCGCCACCTGATCGCCACCGCCGTGGTGGAGCAGGGGATCGACACCGTCGTGACAGCCCAGTCCGTCCGCTCGCCGCAGGCCGCGATCACGGCTACGCTCTGCGAGGAGATGGGTCTGGACTGCTACGTGGTGGTCGGAGCCAGCAAGCCGGAGACTGCCGTCAAGCACAGGTCGATCGAGATCGCGGTGCAGGCCGGGGCGATGCTCGACACGAGCCGGAAGGTCGCCTACAACGGGGTGATCCAGCCGTACGGTGCGAGCCTCGCTGAGAGCCTCGGAGCCTACCAGGTGCCCTATGCCATCAGCCCGCCTGAGAACGCCTCCGAGCAGGCCCTGGACGCGGCTCTCCAGGTGGGTGGGGATCAGGTACTGGGTCTCCCCGACGACATGCGCACCCTCGTGGTGGCGTTCGGCTCGGGGAACACCACTGCCGGGATCCTGTGGGGTCTGGCCAACCACGGCTCCCTCGACGTGGAGCGTGTCGTTCTGGTTGGGGTCGGACCGGACCGGACGGCGTGGCTGCGCAA